TCTTTCTGCTTCTTTCCTCATGCCATCAGTAGGCATCAGGTTTATGTCCGTTCCATTAACATTCGCCATAGCTAGTCAGTTTTCTTTTTGCGTGTTTTTTTAGCTCTAGTAGGTTCTGGAGTAGGAGGTGCTTCCTGTCCTATTTCTACCTCTAAATCTAAATCTTTATCTAATGTAACTCCTAACCCTTGTGCAACATCTTGTTCTCTAGCAATCTCAGAAACAATATCGTCATAATCACCACCATTTGTCTGTGCTATGACTTGTGATTTAGTCATATAACCAGCTTGCTCTGCTTCTCTATAAGCTTTTATTTCTTTTAGAGGATCAACATAATGTTGTGCTGGAGGTGTCCATCTTGGTTTGCAATATCTCATTGCATTTGCAGAATAGTCAGGAAAATCTAACTCTCCTGTTAATACTGCAAGTTCTATCCACATCTTAAAAACTCTTAGATGAAAGTTTTTAATCATGTACTTTTGACAAAAACTCCAATGTTGCCTGTCTTCTAACAAGCTAAGTCTTGAACTTGAATAGTTAGTTTCTGAAAAATCTTTTGATATTGTCTCAAAACTGCAACCTATACCTGTAGCAAAACGTCTAATTTTGTTTTTTACAAACATCTCATACTGTTGAGATGGATAGTCAATGTCAGGAACATTTACAGATTCATTAGGCATTAGATACCTAAACGTACCCGGCTCAAAGTTTTGTATTCTTTGTGCATTTTGTACATCATCTCCAATCAATTCACCTTGATCGTTTTGGATAAATCCCATAATGCTTGCACCAGCCCTAGCTCGTATTACAGCAGCTTCTTCATAGCCTTGTAATTGGTGCATATCATTCATAACGCTATGAAACCAAGGAACACCTCTGTTCTGGCCGGGTCGTTCTGGCATAAACAAATGTATGATTTCTGACGCATTTATAAAGATATGCAAAGACTGTTTATTTGCATAATCCAAGTAATACGCATCGCCCGGATGTTTCTTAAGAATTGCATAGCGTACAGGTCTACCCCATGAATCCACCTCGACACCATTGCGCCACTCATTACCTTTGGTGAGTGTCTTGCCGTCATATTCTTCATCTAACAAATCACTTTCAATCAGTTGCAATGCAAGAGGTACTTTTGAATCTCCAAACTGTTGTTTAACAACCCTAAATATTGCTTCTCCTGATTCACATAATGCACCAGCAGCTAACCACTCAAATTCGTGAAAACTATATTTACCAGCACAATCGCAGCTATCAGCTTGTGACCACTCTGCCCATTTTTCTTCTATAAGGTTGTTAACTCTTTGATCTCTTTTACCACCTCTTTGTTGTAAAACAAGAGATTGAAACTTCATACCTGTACCAACAATATTTATTTGTGTTGTACGCTTCGCTTGTCTAGCATAAGGATTGTTTCTTACTAGTTCTCTTGATCTATCTCTTAGCTTACGCAAACTATTCCGTATTTCGGCATCGGCACTTAGCTGGCTACTCATCCAATCGGAAGTAAGCCTAGAAACTAATGCACCTTGATATGCTCTTTTTAAACTGCCAAGAGGTGTAGCTTTCCTACCAAAACCAAGAACTCTTTTTACTGTGTTGGCGATATTAGATCGTATTCCCATTAGTATGCCTCATTAAAACGAACAAACGTAGCTCTTGGATTACCAAGACCATTATCAATCATTTCTGCTTGTTTTTCTCTAACAAGCTCTGCTTTGTATCTAGCCTCTAACATAATTAATTCAGATAACTCGTATTTTTTTGCATTTCTTGTACCGATTTTATATTCCTGTACTGCACCACCACTAATAATATTTCTGATAGCAGTTTGTATAACTTCAAGATCTTTTTCTAATTGTGATCTACCATCATATCCTTGTGGTGTTCCAGAATAAGATAACGCTTCTAAAACTTTAAAACTTCCTGTATAAAGAGTTTGTTTTTGCGCTCCTGATTTATTTGCAACAGCTTGGTAATACCAATCCCCTGCTGAAAAAGCTTCCGTAACATTACTAGCGATCTCAAACTTAAAACCATCGTTATAAGCAGCACTATTAATTGTTGCTCCTAATGGGCCGGTGTTTGTTCTTAGATAGTAAACAACCGACCAATCTGGACTGCTTATAGAGTTTCCGTAATAATCTTGACTCGCTGGAATGTTCCATTGAATAAAATCCCCTGCTCGAATAGTTTGTGGAATAGCCATTTTTTTTACCAATTAGCGACAAAATTCGACTTTTTAGGCGAATTAGTACGTTTTAAGTCTACCTTAGTCTCCTTTAGAGGCTTTTTAGGGTTAATTTTTCTTTCAAATTGGTCAAATATAGTTCTTCGGTCATATTTTTGCAATAATCGTTGGTATGCAGCCCACGCATAGACCATTTCATCTAATGCTTCGTTTCTAGCATTGCTTTTTTTAACCCAAACACGTTCTTGATAACCATTCTTATATTTTAATACCTGTTTTTCTGCTGTAAGCTCTTGAAAATAATCTGGTGTGATTGTTGGATAAAAATGTATATAACCTTTACCAACTTCTGCATCTTTTAGCTTGTTACTAAGAGTTGTTTTAATAACATCTACACCTACTGGAAATAATTGTACACCTTTCTTTAATGCTTTACCTGTAAAATTAATATCTACTTTTGTCGGCTTGCCTAATGGTGGTTTTCCTTTCTGACCCATACCTTTAATACCAATTAAACCAATATGAGATCTTTCTCTTACATATTGATAAACCTCATGTGTGTAATGACCACCAGTATCAATCGCAGCACTTTCAATTTTTAGTTCTATGTCATTTACGTTTTTAAACTTGCCAAGCAAAACTTCATCTAACTGTTTCCATACATCTGCTCTAGCTGGTGAGCCATATAAAACTTGTCGATCTATTAAAAACATTTCTTCATTCCTACCAATACCAAAAACAGACAAACTTAATCTGTCATCCTGTGTATCAATACCAGCAGTCAAAAATAATACTTCTTCTGGCGGTTTACATTTCTCATAAGTTGCTTCTGATGCTCTAATCATTAACGCATCTGCACCAACCTTTGCTTGATACTCATCTTCCCATGTCTCACCTAATATCGTATTTATCCATGTCTTTAGTTGTTCTGGATCATCTTTACTTAGCAAAAATTCTTCTACAAGATTTGCCCAGCTTGCATTAGGTGAATATGAATATGCAGCCCATATATGAAAACCAACGTGTTTAGATTTGCCCGGTGCTGTTGCCCTCCACTCACCACGTTCTACCATCCATCTTTTTTTGTTATGTGGTATTAAATGGTTACAAGATTCACATTGATAGTGAACTGTATCAGGATCATCATTCTGCCATTTGAACTGCGCCCATCTTAGATATTGCATATGATTGCATTTAGGATTAGGGCATGGCACATAAAATCGCTGCTGGTTTGTCTGTAAAAACATTTTTTCTATACGAGAAAAATCTTTTACAGTCGGTGTAGATCCAGATACAATTTTACGATTCCAATAATATTCTGTTCTTCTAATACCTAGCTTTATCTGATCTCCCTCAGTACCAGCAGATGCAGGGTAGCCATCTATTTCATCAAACAAAACTATTCTTCTACTAACTCTTCTAAATCCTCTAGGTGAATTAGCACCTACTAAAGATAATGTGCCACCCGGAAACTGTTTTTGTAAAAGTGTATTCTGACCATCTTTTGCTTTTGCATCACTTACAAGACCTTGTAAACATGGTGTATCCCTCAAAAAAGGAGCAACTTCTTCTTTTGAGTAACCAGTTGCATCTTCAATAGTTGGCTGCACTAACATAATTGGGCATGGATCTTGGTGTATGTGATATGCAATAACGTGATTAAGAATTTTAGAATATCCGACCCTAGCTGATTTCATTATTGTTACTTGCTCTATATCAGGATTAGTTATTGCATCCATCATTCCTTTTTGATATGGCAAAGTTTTCCATCTACCACCCTCTGCTGAACTTTCTGCTGATAAATAGGCATACTCATCTGCCCAATCGCTAAGACTTAACTTTTTAGGCGGTTTAAAACTATCAAACGCAATTTGTTCTAAAGATAAAAGATTGCTCATGCAGTAGATAATTCTTCCAATGCTTCTCTAACAATGTCATCTATACAACTAACTGCGTTTGTATCTAAATCAGGCAATCGTTGTTTTGCTTTAGATGATATTCCCAATAATTTTGTTCTTGCTGTAGTTATAACTTCTGTCCACTTTTGTTGTACTTCTTTTAGTGGCACAAGACTGTCTTCTTTTTGTTTGCGTTCTAGCTCAAGTAACTCAGCTTTTAAATGTTCTGTTCTAGCTCTGCTTTCTTCATACTCAGGTATAGAATCTAATGTTATAGAAGATCGCTTACGTTTTGGTGCTGATGGTTGTGGATTCGTCTTCATCTGTCTAAAAGCAGACTTTTTGTTCCACTCTGCAACCATAGTGTCGTCATTAATAACAATATTTCCCTGATTATCTTCCATTGCTGTAAGACGACCTTGCTTAATCGCCATATATACCGCTTGTATAGTCACACCCATTTTCTCTGCTGCTTCTTTTCTAGTGATAAGAGCCATAGTGTAAATCCGATAATGCTATTTTTATTTACAATAGCGTACTTATGTAAATATGGTATAATATACCGCCCTAATTAGGCTTGTTAAGACAAGGAAAGGTCGGTTTGTAAGCAATGTAAATCCATTTGTAAATTTGTGCCTAGAAAAATTTTGGGGAGTGAAATTACC